ATGCTTGCTTGCCAGCCGTCCAGCGAGGGCTTTTCCCCGGTCTCGACCGGTGAAAAGGGGCAGGGAGCAGTGCAGATTGGCCCGGGGAGTAACACGGGCCAAAAGGGTCAGCAGACCGCGATTATCGACTACCTGACCCTTGTGATGCCCCAAACCGCTGTTGACGATTTCCGCTGTTCGAACATTGAGCTGCTGCTGTACAAGCTGTTCGGTTTTCGTGGCGAAGTTCGCGCCGGTCCCCTGCGCGAGAAAAACTGGAACTTCTACGCTCTGTCCGCCGTCCTGATCGACCGTGAGGGCGAGCTGGTAGGTCGAATCGGCGTCAGTGGCAACAAGGAAACGATCTGCGTCAGTCTCACTGGGGCTGGCTGCAAGTGGGTGAAGGACTGGGTGCATGTACACCGTCAGGCGACCATGTTGCGCGCCCGTATCAGCCGCGTTGACTGCGCTCACGACGACTACGAAGGCACCCGACTCAATGTGCACGCGTTGCGCGACCGCGCCGCTGCCGGTGATTTCTGCGAGGGCGGTTGCCCGCCCAGGCATCGCTTCATGTCCGATGAAGGTCACGGGACGGGATCGACGCTGTACGTCGGCGGCAAAGGCCACAAAGAGCTGTGCGTCTACGAAAAAGGTAAGCAACTCGGCCTGCCTTCGTCTCCGTGGGTGCGCGCCGAAGCTCGCCTCTACGGCAAGCATGTCGAAGTGTCTCTCGATGTTCTGCTCGACCCCGGCGCATACCTTCGCGGCGCTTACAGCGTCATGGCGGAACTGATCGAGGGCGTGTGCACCCGGCTCAAAACGATTCGTAAGCAAGTCGAAGTTTCTGCTGAGGCGATGGTGCTCTGGATGGAGCGACAGGTCGGCCCGGCACTCAATGTCCTGCGCGGTGCGTTCGGCCACTCATGGCCCGACGTATGCGAGGCACGCATCCTCCGTGACGGTCACCCCGGAAGGTTTCGCGGTATTGCCAAGGGTGACGCCCTCCATAAATTCGTGAGAGAAGAACTATGCCCATCTGCCGCGTAAAGTCCGCTGCCGTCGAAGAGCAGCATAACCAGAAAACCCAGACCATCATGCGCTCGCAGATGGCGGGCCTCGACCTGGGCAACGGTTACGAGCTGCCCTTCCGCGTCGGTCTCGGCCAGCGTCCCGCGTATCCGCCGGGCGAGTACGACATTGACCCGAAGTCGTTCGCGTTGGGCCAGTACGGCGACCTGACGCTCAAGCGCTACGTCGATCTGGTTGCGCTGGGCAATAAAGCCGCGCCGCCGCCGGTAACGGCATAAACCATGGCCTTGCTGATCCCCGCGTGCCTTGAATCCGATGTGGACACGGCCACGGGGACCTGCACGGCCGTGATGTGGATTCCTCAACCGGGCTTGTTGCCGGACCTGCCCATTGAGGATGCGCAGTTGATAGGGGCAAAGATCGCGCTCCTGTGGGCTGTGGCGTACGTATTCCGGCTCATCCGCAAGAAAATCCAACAGTCCTAGGAGGACATAGCAATGAAGAAGTTCATGAAGGCCCTCAAGGGCAAGACCGCCGCCGTCGCCACCGTTGCCACCGCTGCCCTGGCATCGGCCCCGGCCTTCGCCACCGGCGGTGGTGGTGTCGACGTGGGAGACGTGGTGTCGGCGATCAACGGTGCCGCCGCGCCCATCGCGGCCATCGGTGGTGCGGTGCTGACCATTCTGGTTGGCATCAAGGTCTACAAGTGGGTGCGTCGCGCCATGTAACGGCCACCGGGGGGCAGGGCCGACTCCCTCCCCCCGGTCTTTTTCGGTAGTACCTGGACACAGTGGGGCGAGCGATGGAAGGGTGGATCTGGCTTGGGGCGTGGTGCGTGGCCTGCGCGATTCTCTTTGTGGAGTTCGACTGATGCGCTGGCTGCTGATCCTGTGTGCACTCTGCTGCATGACCGCTTCCTATGAAGGGCTCGCGGCTGAGGCCGATCTGCCGTGTCGTCCGGCAGCAAACTGCGATCAAGGCGCGGCAATGAGCGCCGCTGTGAACACGGGTGCATATAAGGCGGCCATGCAGCCTACTGCGGCTCGGTGCGAAATTCTTGCCGGACCGATTCACAATTCCTCTGGCCGCAACTATCAAACGCAGTTCGGCTGCTACAACGCCAGCAACGGATTTTTGGGATCCCAGTTTGTCAATTACTTCTATGGAGCGACGTGTCAGTCGCGTCCCGACTGGAACGGGCCGTACCCCTACCTGACTGGCGGGCGCCCTAAGAACGGCTCAGTGACCTGCAACGGTGGCTGCAAGCAGGCGTGGTACTCGACCGGTGATGGCTACTTCAACGGGAAATATTCGTCGTTGCCCGGTGGCTGTTCTGACTACGATGACAACAAATGCAAGGCCGAGTTCGGGCCTACCTACTACTGGAATTCGGCAATGTCCGCGTGCGAGCCGGAGGGCGATAAATGCCCAGGTGGCGCAGCGGCAAACTCGCTGGGCGAGTGCAAGCCGGAACCTTGCCCGGCTGGTATGACGCAGCAGGCCGATGGCACGTGTAAGAACAAAGACAACGAATGCCCAGCAGGTGAGGTGAAGTCTCCTGCTGGCAACTGCCTGCCCGGCGACGGTCAATGCGCTGCTGGTGAAGTGCGCGGCAAGGACGGCACCTGCAAAAAGGATGCGGACGGCGACGGCCAGCCTGACCCGGGCGAAGAGGGTGGCGAGAACGGGGAAGGTAAGACCGTTGACGAATTCTCGGGCGGCGATGATTGCTCCAGCCCACCGACTTGCAGCGGCTCACCGATCATGTGCGGGCAGGCTCGTATCCAGTGGCGCATTGAGTGCAACACGCGAAAGAACCGCAATATCGCGGGCGGCATGTGCACTCAGCCACCCATCTGCACGGGCGAGAAATGCGACGCGCTGGAATATAACGGGCTGCTCATGCAGTGGCGCATCGCCTGCGCTACGGAGAAGCTCGCCGCGAGTTCTGGCGGTGGCCCGGTCAGCAATCCTGACCTCGTTGCTATTCGGAATGCGGTGACCGGTACGGGTGGTACGGTTGACCCTGGCACCAGCTTGCCCGGCAGCGGCGCTTGGCAGGGCGGGCAGGGCACTGACCCAATCCAGCCAGACACCTCCGGCTACGGCTGGGGTGGCGGATCCTGCCCCGCCATTCCGGCCATCGACGTTATGGGGGCAACGATCCAGTTCGACCCGGCTCCGCTGTGTAACTGGCTTGGCCTCGGTTCCTATTTCGTGATGGGCCTCGCGGCCCTCGCATCGCTGCGCATCGTCGCAGGCAAGGACTCCTAAATGCCCATTCTGATCAGCTCCCTGCTGTCGGGTCTTGCGTGGCTGTTCCGTTCCCAGCTCGGGACGTGGATCGTTGCCGGTATGACGTGGCTGGGCATTGCCTGGGCAACCCACGAATTCGCCGTTGAGCCGTGGCTGGACAACATGCAGCAGCACATCGGCGCGGGCACACCGGGCGGCGAGTGGGGTTCTGTCCTGATCGCGTACGCTGGCCTCATGCGCTTCGATCAGGCTTGCACCATGATCGCGTCGGCGGTGGCCACGAAATTCGCCGTATCAGCTGCACGTGCTGTGCTGGTTCGGAGGTCGTAATGCCCATCGAACTGTTCACCGGCCAGCCCGGCAACGGCAAAACAGCTCTGATGATGGAGCGTCTTGTCCAAGAGTCCCAGCGCGGCGAACGTCCCATCTTTGCTTGCGGTATCGACGGCTTGCAGGATGGCTTGGCGACCACGCTGGACGATCCCCGGCGCTGGAATGAAAAGGATGGGGCAGGGGACTACATCGTCCCGAACGGCTCGCTGATCTTCGTAGACGAAGCGTGGAAGTGGTTCGGTCACCTGCACGACGCCACCCGGCAACAGACTCCGAGACACGTTCTCGATTTGGCCGAGCACCGGCATCGTGGCCTGGACTTCGTGTGGACCACGCAGCAGCCCAATCAACTGTATCCGTTCGTTCGCGGCCTGATCGGCACGCACTCCCACGTGGTGCGCCGGTTCGGCACCAAAATGATCGATGTGTTCCGTTGGGGCGAGCTCAACGAGGAAATCAAGTCCTCGGCAAAGCGGGATCTCGCCCAGCGCACCACGCGCTTGCTGCCATCGCAGATCTTCGGGCAGTACAAGTCCGCTGAGGTGCACACGATCAAGCCGCGCATTCCATGGAAGGTGATGGCGCTCCCGGCGCTTGCGCTGGCTGCCGTCGTCCTTGCCTATTTCGCCTACGCAATGCTCAAGCCGTCCGCGATGGCCGCAACTGCCGCACAAGAGGGGGCGCAATCGGCGTCAGCCGATGCGCCCCCTGTGTCGTCGCGTTCGTCCGACGCAAAGCCTCACGAAATACGCTGGAAAACAGCCACGGAATACGCCAAGGATCACTTGCCCCGGATCGCCAGCATGCCCTGGACTGCACCGGTGTTCGATGATCGCAATGCGACTGCTGACCCGCTGCTGGTGTGCATGTCGTCACAGGCCGGGTTGGACGGTGAGGGTAAGCATCAGGCAGGCAGCTGCACGTGCGTCACGGAACAGGGAACTGCCTATGATCTGAGCCAGCCGGAATGCCGCACGTTGGCTCGGTACGGCCCGGTTTACAACCCGTACCGCGAGCGGCACGACAACCGACCGCAGATGCAGCCGCAGCAGGCCCAGCAGCCTCAGCAGATTGCCGGGCAGGGCGGTGCACCGACGCTGGAGGGCAGCGTCATCAGCAGGCAGATTCGGGCTCTCGGCTCGTTCCCTGAGTCCGAGCCCTACAAGACGGAAACCAAGGCTGCATCCACTTCGAGGGAAATGTGATGACCAGTGGCGGGCGTGAGGCGTTGAAATGGCTCGCGGTGCTGCTCATGACCGGCGATCACATTGCCAAGGTCTTTTTCAGCGGCTATTTGCCTGTGGTCAGCGAGCTTGGTCGGATCGCGTTTCCGGTGTTCGCCTTGGTCATGGCCTACAACCTGGGCGAACCGAACGCAGACATTGGTAAGTCCGTGCGCCGTCTCGCTCTGTGGGGTGCGATAGCGCAGCCCGGACACGCTCTTGCCTTCGGACACTGGATACCGCTCAATGTGCTGGCGTCGTTCGCGCTCGCGGCCGGTGTGGTATGGACGATCAGGGACGGGCGCTGGTTGACCGTGGCGGCGCTTGCAGGGCCAGTCGCGCTGCTGGTCGACTACCAATGGGCCGGGGTGGCTGTCGTCTCTGCTGGATACGCCGGGCGGCGTTTCGGCTGGTCGGCTGGGACCGTGGCCGCGCTGCTTGGCGCGTTCGGCCTGTTGTGCCTCTACAACGGCAGCGGCTGGGCGCTGTTGGCGCTGCCGGTGATGACCTTGGGGTATGCACCGGTATGCGTGCCCCGTACACGCTGGGCGTTCTACGGGTACTATGTCGGCCATCTGGCGCTGCTGTGCGCCGTCGCACGGGTTGGTGGCATGGACGCACTTCTGATCGTCATAAGCGTCGTCCTTCTCGGCATCGCCGCAAGGTGGGCATGGATTGCCTACACCGTCGGGCGAGACTTGCGGGACTACGACGCCAAGGTCCGTAGCCGCGATGGGCTGTAGGCCAGCGGCCTAGCAGCCTCGATTTGGTACGTTTTCCCAGCCGCCTGGAATGCGGTGGAACAAGGTGCCGCCCACGCATTTCATTTCTGGCGACGCGTCGTTTCCAGTGGTACGGGCGGCCGCTTTCGCCTCCTGCTCGGCCGCTGCGCGTCGTAGTCGGAGCTCGGCAATGTGAGCGTCCCGGGCTGCATTCGGAGCGATCGTGCGCGGTCGCTCTTGCGGCGTTTGAAACCGTGCGGCCCAAGCTGCGTTGGTGCGGATCAGCATGTGGGCACCGCCTGCCAACAAGCCTAACAGCACGATTCCCAGCACCAGCAGCCACGGGAACTCCCAGCGGCTGGGGCGGATGGCGGGAAGGTAATCCGGTCGTTCTCGTTCCATGAAGCCCCCTAGGCTGCGTCCTGCGGGCATTCTAGCCGGGGTGTAGGGGCAGCGCCCCTACGATGACGCCTTCAACCCGCTGAGCGCCCGAAATGGCGTTCTCGGAAGTCGCCCAGGTCTACAACGACGACCTTAACCAACTGGCGCTGACCGCTCTTCTTGCCAGCTTCGGCCTTGCGCCGGGAGGCGTATCCGGCTTTCAGAAGCTCCATGTGGTCCCGCCACGCCAAGCCTTTGAGTCGCTCGGGGGTCATTCGATCACCATCCGGGCTGACAAGGTAGTTGCCGCGGATGCTCCATCCTGCAAAGGGGCCGCTCAGGTACTCAGGCATGCGTCAATGCTCGTTTTGTCCTTGGACCTTATAGGAGGCAAGATCGATGCCAGACTCAGCTTGAACAGCCGCCAGTAGTACCCAACCAGCGCCGCCACCACTTTACATAATATACATTATGCGAAATGAAGTGTTTGGCGCTTCTTGGCCAAGCGATTGCATGGCTTGCGCGACTCCTGACGAAGCAGGTAAATCTGTTACCAAGCGCCATGTAAATCTGTTACTTGTTCGGCAATGACTGCTTGTGGCCTGATAAGGCGCTATAGATTGGCCATCTATTAAGGGTCAGTCGTCTGCGTCGTTCCCGGCGTCATATCCCACAAGCTTGCTCTCAGCGTCTCCAGGTCGGCTGCTCGTTGGTCAAGCTCGCGTTCCCTGGCGACCAGCTTCTCTAAAAGGTTGCCGGATCTTTCAAGCACATATCGAAAGAGCTCACCAATGTCTTGGTGAGGATCCGTCTTCAGCTGGGCCGTCATTGCCTCTAGACAAGATGCCACCTCACAGGCGCTCTCCTTCGCCATCAAGCTGGCGGGACCCGCTGAGGCTCTAAGAGACATCGCGGCACGCCCAAATTCTCGGAACCAGGAGTCAATGCCCCGGGATAGAGTTGGCCCAGAGCCCTTCCCGCCAAGCGCCCGCCTGACGTTAGCTTGGGTCGGCGGTAAGCCATCTCTCAAAAGCTGCTCGACAGCCAAATAGACGTCTTCGTTGCTGATAGGTCTAGCCACGATCACACCGTAAGACCGCACTTGAGCCTTGATTCTGCGCCTTTGCTTCTGATCTGCAAGTGTCATTGCGCATTCAGAAGTTCAAGTGTGGGCGGATGGCCCTCCCCGCCCGGCTTGACGCCAGCCTTACGGCCTGAAGAGTTCCCGTCGTTGATGCAGCCATCCCGCCCGCACTTTGCAGCCATAGCGCCCGCACGCCTGATCGGTCGATAGCAATTTTGATCGCCCAGAAAGCGGAAAAATGCGTCAGAATTCGCGCTGGGCTTGTAGACGCAGAGGCGAAGTAAGGCCCGCAGTAGCGCGTGCCGGTGGCTTGCTGCCGCATTCTCCCGCGAGGTATCCAATGAATTTCCTGGAAACGTTGTCCACCTTCCAACAGATGACTCTGTTCGCCGCAATCATCATTGTGTGGGCGGTAGCGATGACCGTGGGCGCTGTCATTGTTGCGCATCGACAGAACTTACGATTTCAGGGGCGCAAACGTCAGAAACGCCGGTTCTCTAATGGGCGCAATTATTGACACTTCGCCCAATCGTGCCTGCGCCTGGTGCGGCAGGAGCATGTGACTACGAGCAATGCAGCCATATCGCCCGCAGTAGTCGCTCATCCCAAATGATGGTGATTCATGGACATCTTGAACTCACTGACACTGTTCCAGCAAATGTCGATAGTTGCATTCATTTTTCTTGCCATTATCGCGTCTACGACAGCGACCGCGCTTTGGATCGCGTACCGTCACAATAGGAAATTTGACGAGATAGCGAGGCGTCGCCGGGCTCTGCGGACAACTCCAAGTAGCGTTCGTCGGGTGTGGGATCCTTCCGGTCTGCGGGCCACTTGGCAACTAGACCATGCCAAGCAATTGCCGGAGGAAACACCTGCATCTGCTGCAGCCCGGGCTGCCCTGTCAGCGAGTTGGCTGGATGCCACCGCGTTTGCGGATCTGCTGAGATTGCATGACCGCAATGGTCAGGCACTTTCCCGGCTGATGGCATCTGGCAGAGTTATCGGAGTCTGGCTCCCAGAGAAGGGAGCGTTTTTCTATCCAGCATGGCAGTTGACGCCTTCTAATGAGCCAGCACCAGTGCTTACTGAACTGCTTTCGCTTCTTCGCGGTCCATATGGAGTGGCAGAAGGCGGGCGGACATCGGGCTGGGAAGAGGTCGAGTGGTTGATGGCACCAGATTCACTACTGGGCGGTCGTTCGCCATCGACGATGCTGGCCACCAGCCCAGACCTTGTTCTTGACGTCGCCAGACAGCACTTCTCGTCTTGGAGTGCTAGCGCACGTTGGTAAGGTTCACGCTCGAAGCGTCCTAGCCCGCATCTGCGGGCCGAAGGATTCTCTCGGTATCTCGACCCGCCTCCCCCGCGTGGGCGATGTGATTGGGGTGAGTCATCCGCACACTGGTCGGATGAATGCCTTGAAGCCTGGGCCGGCAGCAGATTGCTGCTGCCGGATAAGAGCGGTGTGGGAAGTCGATTCTTCCCGGGATGCAGTTAGGACGAACTCAGGCGTTCGGGATGCAGTGCCGTGTCGCCTACCACCGACGAATGAAGCTGTGCTGTTGCGTGCTGCGAATGCAGCCATCGTGCCCGCACACTTCAGATATGTTGCGTCCGCAGCTGCCCTACCCTCATGTACCAGGAGCATCTCCGGGCTGGTTGAGCGAATCGCAATGCCTGGTGGCGGGCAACTCAATTGCGGCTGCTCGAGGTTGATTGCGGGAGCCCTTCAGCTTTGCGAGTTCGATTGCCGTCGAGAATGCGAACAATGTTGCACACATGACGATCAGGTACTGAGCAACACGCCAGGCCTTTTGCCATGCTGATAGGCCGCTCAAGTCGAGCCGATTCCGAAAGTAGACGACTACGCCGCATACCCCCATCCACACGCCGAGCGTAATGCACGTGATCGCGCCGGCCGCGCGAGTCAACGAACCGAGTTCGCTCGCGGCGACCACGTAAGATGCCGTGCACATGCCCGTTCCAAGCGACAGCACCTTCAGTAGTTCGATCTGATCCTTGAAGTTTGCGAAGGCCCGCTCGTTCCGCATTGCTGCATCTTGTGGCGCCCTCGGTTGTTCCGAATTCTGCTTGCTTGCTGCTGGTCCGATCGCCTTCTCTTTGGCCATGAGTGCATCTGCCTCTGATGGTTGAACAGTCACGTATCGGCGGGTGCGTCGTTGACTTGAGGCGGAACTCAACGCGATGGCTAACGTTTAATCCCGGAACGGTCCACGTCGTTGCCCTCGGATGTGATGCATCCCCCGGAGGGCATGCATCGCGACAGGGCAACTAGCGTTTCTGCGGGATCCTTGCCAGGATCTCTTCGGTCGAGTAGATCGCATGAGCATAGGTCGGGCCATTGACCGCGATCGCGTTGTGTTGCGCTCCCAGCGAGTACGCTGCCATTGCATCGGAGACCAGGGTGACATTGAACCCCTGCTCCGCACCGTACTTGCCTGTGGTTTCAATACACGTATTGGCAATCATCCCGATCAGGATGATGTTGCTCAAACCTCGCTGATTGAGTTGCATCGCCAGATCAGTGTTTGCGAACCCGCTCTGGTAGAAATGCTCGCTGACGACCAGATCACCTTCTTGCGGACCAAAGTACGGGTGGAATGTGCCGCCCCATGACCCCTTCGCAAAGAGCTGTTTGTCATTCGCCCTGATCTGGGAGTGAGTCGGGCTCTTCCACTGCCCCATCGTTCTACGCGCCAGCAT